AAAATTATCATTACCAGATTTAATCAATTCTCCAATCCATAGTTTATCTGGATTGTCTGAAAGTGAAAAGTTTGCGACAAAAAAACTAATTATTTCATCATCATCTTTTTGCCTACTCAGTTTTTCAAACCAAAATCTATCTTTCCTTTTATAAAAAGATTTTTCACTTGCTTTTACTTTTCCATTATATTTCAAAAAATCATAGTTAGTTTGTGTAAAATGATTCTTTAATGAAATGTAAGTTTTGTAAGCATCAATGGGAGTCACTTTCATTATCAGATAGGTAGTCTTGCTTTAGATGTTTTCTTGAGAAAATTTAATTCCATGGCATTCCACTTTACTTTTTCCTTAAGTGGTTTTGTAATCAGTTTAGATACTGATTCTACATCTATACTATTTTTTTCACAATAATATACGATGGCACTAATATAGTCCAAATCATCTGATGTTTGGACTAGATTTTCAATTTCTTTTGCGAATCTTTCAGAACACATAAATTTTTTATCAAACTCACTAGTTAATTCGTTTTTTATTTTATTCGGCATAGGAGTTTACTTTGTCTTCTACGAACTTTTTAATGTATTTTGTTAAGAGACGAATATACTTTTCTTTGTCCCTTTCTTCGTAGACTACAACTTCACCATTTACACATGTCATAATAATGACAAATTTCTTGACTGATATTCCAGTCAATTCGTGAAGCATACATGCATACGCACAACACTGTACAAAGTAACCATCAATCCATTCTCTAGGCTTTGGTTTTTTTGAAGTCTTAAAGTCTACGATTGCTAATTCCCCATCAAACTCAGCAATACAATCAACTGTTCCGGCGATTCCAAAAAATTGACTATAGAGAGAACCTTCTAGAGCATAAATGTTATTTATACGACTTAATTCTGGTTTAGCAATCTTAAACAAATACTCCGATATTGGTTGAACTTTTGGAAGTTCTTTATTTAAAAGGTGATGCTCAATCAATGTGTGAGCATCAGTTCCTTGACTTGTAGCCTGCCTAGTAATTTTATTTGCTTCTTCTTCACCTACACGGTTACGCCATTTCTGAAAGAACTCTTTATTGTAATGACTAATAACAGAAGTAATCGATACTGCTCGAAAATTATCATCAGAATCTTTGATTTTGTAATATCTTACACCATCGATTACTTCCCTTTGTAGTTTAGGTAAATCAATTTCTACATGTTGAAAACTCATAAATCTATCACATTCCTAGTTCATTTTTTGCAATTAGATATTCTTTAACAAGACCACTTCTACATACATCTTCAACACCAAATTCAATAGTATCGAATGATGGCATGATACGCAGAATCTTCATGAAATCTACAATACCATTCTTTTCATTGGTCTTAACCAAATCTGATTGGGTTGCATCACCGCAGAACATAATTTTAGATTTTTCACCAACACGAGTAATGATTGAATCTAGTTCGTGCCCATTTAGATTTTGAAATTCATCAACGATAATAATAGCATTATCAAGTGTTGTACCACGAATAAAAGAAGTGCTCCAAAAACTAATCGTTCCTTGAGATTTTAGATTTCCATAAAGCATATCAAAGTCGGAATCTGATGGCATCTCGAACATGTACTTGACCATGTTCTTGTATGGAATCTGATAAAGAGATGATTTATCTTCATGGTCTCCAGGAAGAAAACCAATTTCTCTGGTAGCAACTAGAGACCTAACAATATAAATTTTTTCGTATGGAGTTTTCTCATTTAGAACATCTTTTAGTGCATTATAAAGAGTAATAAATGTTTTTCCCGTACCTGCACATCCGTATGCTACAAGATTTTGGTCTAAACGATATCTATCGAAAAGTTTTTCTTGGTTTTCGGTTAACGGTTCAATCTCTTTCATCAAAGAGACATTAATTGGCTTCTTACGTTTCATTTGTCTATTGCTCATCCCAAACGGTACTACTGGAACTAAATCTTTTTTCTTTCTTGACATTTTAAAAATCAGATTGGTTTTACTCTGGATCCTGGTGCTTGAGATGCTTTTCGCAAAACATCATTCCACCCAGGGTTTTTTTGAATGAGTTTGTCTTTCCATTCTCCAACTTCTCCTGGTGTAGCACACCCTTGAGACCAATCTCTTTGCCATTCTGGATTGTCGTTATACCATTGAGTTATATCATGAACACTCATTTCAATAACTTTTTGTTCTCCAGTTTCTTTATTAATAATTGGATAAATTGCCATCAAATCTCCTATTATGAGTTTTTAATATTTATTCTTAGGGAGAAAGTCTTGCTTTATGAAGACGTTTCTGCTCATAATATGCCCAAACATTTGGCGACCATTCTTTAATATGCTCGGAAATTTGTTCGCACAAACATTGAATTTCTAGTTGAGCATCTAGTTTTGACCGAAGGTCTAGAAGGTGAAGAACAGAACGAAGATTAAAAGAAACTACAAAGTTTTGTCGAATTGCTTGAGGAAGATAATCCCTCAGATGTTCCTCACACATACCTTCAGAATAGTATTCTGCATATTCTTGACACTCTAGAAGAATCCTAGCGAGTTTTCTTTGACGATGCTCTTCTGTCCACTCATATTTTTTACCCTTTCGATTGGTATAAAATCCAGCTGGACGAACATAAAAAACTTCTTCAATGTCAAGTTCTTGTTTTGCAACCTGACGAACTCGTTTTCCAGTATACCTTTGAGATTGTACATCAAAGGTAACTCCTACGCGATGAGTTCTTGCCTGAACAATTACATTATGAACGTATCCGGAAACGGAGAATGTAATTGAAGGATGTTCGATTGGACCCCAATGACCTCGCTCATTTCCCAATAGTTGGTCAACAATCCATTGACCACACTTTTCTGGACTTGGTGGTTCTACTGTATGAATAGGAACTTCTGAGTAATCACATTTTCCAGCCTGCCAAATAATTTGTTCTGGATTTTCATAGGCATTTAGTTTTACAACGCTTAGATTTTTATCCAGAGTAAGAAGGTCTTTTGCTTTAATTGGTTTCATTAATTTCCTCAGTAAGTACTATCTTCAAAGATTTCATCATAATCGTCTATGGGTAAAAAATCAATACCCTGGTCTTCATCAATATTTCTGTTAGAACCTGGGGTTGTTTCCAATTCTTCCTCCAAAACATTTATCACAAATTTTAAATTGTCTATAATCGCTTTAATCTTTTCTGGATTCATTATTAGTGGAAACAATAGAAATTATAGACAAAAAAAGAGGGGATGTCAATCCCCTCATCAGAATTTTTACTTATTCAACAATCGAACCTCAAGTACAATTAACAAGATGAAAATAGCACTTGCAATTGTAATTTCTGCTACAACCATCATAGTTTTGTTTTGCAATTTCCTGCCATACAAAGCTGAGCATTATACAATTTTTTCTCTTTAATTTGCTTTTCTTTAATTATAGAAAGCCAATTAACTGGAGATTTTTTCATGATACCACCTCAACGTTTTTGTTGTAGTTAATTCCACGCCATTGATGTGGTAGGGTCTTAACTTCATGCTTTTGTTGATTTGGTCGATTGTCAGTATCGTACTTAATACCGCGATAAGTAACTTTTGCCATTTGAATACTCCTAAAGAAATGAGATGATTAGTCCCGTTCCTTCAGTCGGCTTTTGCGTCTTATTCTCCTACTTTAAAACACGCAGGATCTGTTCCTCTAATAAAGACAGAAAGAAAAGTTAATTTCTCATCTCTAGTTAAAAGTTCAGATTCAAATACACCATTAGTTAACCAATCAAAATCCTCACACTTCATGAGAATTTTAGAGTCTGGTTGAGACGTTGCTAGTATCAATGAAAGTAGAAACATAAGATGAACGATCCGTTCCGAGTCGGCTTACTTGCGTTCGCTATTCGGAAATAGCGAATGAACGTATGGTCATTATAGACCGTATAATCTATATAGTCAATTGGTTCTGTAAAATACGATACAATTTTTTTTATTTTCTTAATGTTTTTAGATGCTCAAGAATATTTTCTCTAATCCACATTAACTCATGGTAACACTGCTGTTCATGAGCACATTGTCTAAGTTCTTGATCTGGTTTGTATACACTTTCA